CTAGGAAGATTATGCCAATCAATCCAGCCAAAGAACCAATACTTCTGTTGCGTAGTCCAGTCTGCATAGGCAATACTGCCTAAGAAAAGGAACAGAAGAAATAAAGGGATATAGCGTACTTTTCTTTTCATTTTATTCTCCTTACGCCGTAACGACGTTGTTAATGCCTACGTTATAAAGGATCGCTGCAGTCTTCGGGAAGTGGAATTCAAATCCGCCTTCTGTTAAGAAGTCTCCCTCCGAGCCATCCTTCGAGCCATTTGACTTTACTTCATTAACCATCGTATCCGTAATAAAGCGCCACTTCATATTCTGCGGTTCGATAATGAGAGCCGTATTACGGAACGAGCTATCATACGAGAACAGTGGATGAGTCTTCAAATAAATAACTCCATAAGGAGTAATCCACTGAAGAACTTTTGTTCCGAAAGCAATCGTCTTCTCCGAAATGTTATAAGTACCGAGTTCCTGAGCAAGAGCATTAATCCCAAGAACAACACCACTTCCACATACACACATCTTCTCAGAGCGGCCATAACGGAAGACTGCCTCCAAACACGTATTCATCCAAGTACGACCAGCTTGAAGCCAGGTCTTCCCAGCAAAGTCCGTGTCTGTATCAGTCTTGTAATTGAAGATGTTACTGGAGGCATACTGCTTAATATAATAAAACCATCCGCCAGTAGTACGGAGAGGAAGCCCATTAGAGCCGATAGTCTCATATGGAATACCGAAGAGGCAAGCCTTCTCCATATCCGTTCCGTGAAGTTCAAGAGCATCCGCCTTATCCCGCTTCTTCGCGTCTTCTGTACGAAGCTTCGTATTCTCCGCAGTTCTCGTAATATCCCAAGAATTACGGAAAATCTGCGAATAGTTAGTCATCTTCGTAGGACGATAGAAGATCGAATCCGGGCGTTCGCTACCTTCAGGGTTCGCATTGCCGATAACCTTCAACAAGTCTAGGCCGTTAGCAACAGTTGCATAAGAGGCCGCTGTTGTGTCAGCTTCGAGGAGCTTAACATCAACACGAGACGTAAGAGAAGCAACGTCTCGAGAGACAGATAGAATAAGGGCTCGACACATAATATCTATGTTAGTCGAACTATAAAGCATCACGACCTGTCCAGAGCGGAGATGGTTACTATACGAATGATTCAGGTCATCCGTGAAAGTAACCTGAAGCGTGGTACCTACCGCACCGGCTCCTGAGTAAGTTGTAGAAGCCGCCTGGTTGGTATAGATACCAACAACAGCAACAGTCTGATCCGGGAAGTCCTGGTCCCACCAATAAAACTGCGGATCAGTCAACTTCTCTGCAGGCGCTGCCGATGTAAGAGCAGTGAGAGGCATAGCTCCGTTTGGGTACATTTTAGCAATACCCATACGGTAGTTAAACTCTCTCTCATCAGCCCAGAGGCCGGTATAGATACCAGTACTTATAATCCCTGTTTGTGGGTATGAAGCCATTAGTTTTTATCCTTTCTTATGCTGATGTGTCAACAGCTAGAAGCTGTACCCATCCAAAGCCGTTAGAAACAAGTAACCAAGATTGCCCAGCAACAGCTGTAATATCAGCCCAGCTATAAGCATCATTTTGGTCTTGGATAGTTGTATTTGCCGCGATTGTAAAAACAAACACTCTACCTGTCGCAGCACCAACAGCGGGAAGTGTCACTGTAGCAGCAGAAGCAACATGCACGTTCTGCTGAAAAACTTCCAGTGTGCAACTCGCTGTAACAACAAGACAGTTCCCACCAGCTTGTGGGGCTGTAGCGGAGTAAGTTCCACCAGTTCTAGGAACTTGATGTGATACATCGAAAGTATCTGGTTGACTCATGATAATCCCTTTCCTTAAGGTTGTATAACCTTCATCATCTCTGTAATGTCATTTTTGATTTTGTCTACAGCTTCTTCCTTCTTCTCTGGAACAACTGCCCTAGAGCCTGCTTTTGTTGGGAAAGGAGTCCGTTTTCTTTGGGTCGGCTGTTGTTCTTTCTTATCTTTCTTAGGCCGTCCTATTAACCTCCTCATATTATCACCAGCTTTACAAAGCAGCTTATAAGGGTCATTGGATAGCTCCGGTTGTTCTGCTTGGATAGAGGAAACTTGTTTCTGTAACCATTCCCAACGCTCTTGCTTAATCTTATCAGCATCAGAGCCGGCCGGGATATAATCCTCAAACAAGTCCCTGTTATCAGCTATATAACGCGATGCTGCGTTACTAGCTGCTACACGCTCATCAACAACTCGGGCTACGATAGCAGGAACATTAGACAAGAATGTTTCCTGCGCTGCATTAAACACTGTCGATAGCGCCTTATTGAAGCCATCAGAAGTGTTTATCACAGAGTCGAAGTCTTCTTCAGTCACGAAGGAGTACTCTTTAGGCTTCTCTGGTTCTTTCTCCTTCTCTTTTCCTTTCTTACTTTCTTCTTTTAGAAGAGCTATCTCTTCCTTAAGTTGCTGAATAGCATCCATTAAGGCTGCTTTTTCTTCTTTCTCCGTAGATTCTTCTCCATCGCCAGATACACTTTCATCCTCCTCAAGAGAGCCTTCTTCCTCTTTTTCTTCAGGAAGGTTTTCTTCTTGTTGCTCTTCTCGTGTATCCACAGTAGCGCCGGCATTACCAGGTTCCTCCTGTTCTTTATTACCACCTTCGGAACGGACAGCTTCCTCAATAGCCTCTGGTGCTGTGTTGTTTATTACAGCGAACATACTCTCAATATCAGCTCTTACGTCCTTTTCTTCTGGCATGTCAATTCTCCTTATTTTGCCCGTTTATATGTTTCTTAAACATATTAAGTATATCACGAAACTTTAGTACTATATAAATCTTACCAGCAATAAAAGCCCGGTCTTCATTCGTTAACTTATCCAAGTCGGCAAGCATCCCTTCTAGTTCAAAGCTGTGAAGCTCCTCTATAGCCTTCCATACCTTTGTTTGGCTAAACAACTCTATCTCAGACAAAGTTAGCTTCTCATAAAGCATTAAACCGTCATCAAGCATTTTACATAACTCCTTTCAAAGGGATCATGTTACCACTATTTACTTGATTCAAAACTTCTTCATCACTACGAACAGCCATATTGGTGTTGTTAGTAGTCTTTACAAAGTCTTGAAAGTTCTTAGCTCCACTTGTCTTTGCTACATAGAGGAGGAGCTTTGTGAAGTCTAGGTTAGGAAAGATCATCGGGTTCTGAGCAGCTATCTGCATAAGCTGAGTAAGAGCCTGAGGATCCCCAGAGCCTGGGATACTACCATCATGCTCATGAATATCATAACTAACATTAATATCATCAGGAGATACATACACAGCACCTTGCTTATTATATATAGCTCTAAGGTCTTCCTCATAGCGGCCAGTTATCTTTACATACTGCCCTGATTCCATGAACTGCTGAGCATGCTCTGCGAAGAAGTAAGCAAGCGGTTGCATGGACATACTGCTTATAATACGAGCTGTTGTTTCAAGCCTAGAAAGGGCATTAGACTGGATAGAGTTAGCCTCTGAAGCCGTAACACGTTCAGAGGTTGTTCTTCGAAGCCCTTGTAGATTCTGTGTAGCACATGTTACCTGTTCTGAAAGGCTAAGAATACTAGGCACATCAGAAGAAAGGTGGCTAGCTGTTACATCTGAGACGGGAAACTGGTGCATGGCTTCAGATATCTTACCTTGTCCCCAAAACCGTTCTCGTATTCGTACAAGCATTCCTTCTTTCGGATTCGTTATATCAGCCATATTTATAACTTGAGGATCAACAAGGAACATATCATTCACAGACTTTCGAATATTAGCAAAGCGCGTATTGTACATGAAGTTTATAGTTTGCTGCATTCCCTTCATCATCTCAAGCCGGGAAATAGGCGCAAGCGTATGACCATCAAAGTCCGGGCAACATGGCACTATCGGATACTTATTATGTCTCAAGGTGAGAGGCTCTGCCTTCAAAATAAGACGATCACCAGCTACTAAGAAGAACCACTTCTCAGGATAATCCTTAGGACCTAAGCCCCACTCTTTCGGGATTATCTTCACATACATATACATAAGATCGACAGGCTCTATATCATCCCCGTAGTAAGACATTACATCATATCGATCCCGGTCATCAGGCTTCGCCTCATAAAACATGCTCCTCCCATCCAGGTTGTTTAGGTAACGAGCATTAAACATGAAAGGATCAGAAGCCTCCTCTTCAAGCATAGATAGGCGGTTACTCCTTATAACAAACCCAAAATGAGCACCATCCTGAAGCTTATGAAGAGGCACTGTTACATCCGGGAGGAGTTGATAAGGATCAATATTTAGAAGGTCGTTCCC